GTGTGGATATGACTCCGGCTGGGAGAAATCTGGATAGATTGTGCCTCAGGAATATATCCAACGAAAAGTGATCACCCCCGTTTAGGTGGTACTGACAGCGAAGCTGGATCTTCTGTCCGCTTGCTGAGCAAGTTGATATCGTTTTCAATCCCCAAATCTTAAAAATGCCATTTTCCGGTTAGGCTTCCTCCCTGAGCGCAGTCCAGGATTGTCTCGGCAACGTTCCTTGCGATGCCTGCCCACATTTAGCCCACCTGTTCCGGCCCGGGCTTCCCTTTGCCGCCCGACGGATATTGATTTGTCAAAGATCTACGCCATCCGATAAGAAGCTGTGAGTTGTCAATCTTCTTTGTCTTAAGCTTCAGGTCTGCGAATACGAGAAGTTATATTTGTGAATCCGACAAAATCCTGGCGGCACTTTTTCCATGGATAATATTCAAAAGAACTTATCACCCGCACCAGCGCCATGACCGAGTAAAACCGCTCCTCGGGCCTCTCCCTGAGGTCATCTGGCGTTATGGATCCCACCTGCCTACCCAGGATGGTTTCTTTAGGCACCACCAGGTCATCATCCATTATTCGCTGTTTGATCAGCGCGATTCCGTAGTTCAGGTTCTCAAAAACTGACGAATCCAAGAGGCGGGGTGAATCGAGCTTCCTTGTTTTGACAAAACGCCGCAATGAATCCAGGTAGCCCTCGTTATCCTCAAAGTTGGCAAACATGATCTCACAGCAATAGCGGTTGCTCTGAAGGACCATCCGTTCATAAAACTTTTCAAGTATCGAATGCTCCCCTTCGTTCAGAAGCTCAAGAGGATTTTGTCCGGAAATGGACGGCTCATCTTTGAGTCCGAAAATGCAATAATAGCCCGGGCAATCCGCCCCCGGCCAACTCACCCCTGTGCGGGTGACGTGATAGCCATCAACTCTCCGATGTTTTCCCTCTTTGGCGTCGAACTGCAAAAGTACCTCTCCATGACGGCCCCCTTTCACAATTCGATCTGGGATCTCCAGGGTCATTTGAACTCCGGGAACAGCAGCCGCGGTTGATAGAACGTAAGACAAAGCGCGTCCGCACGGTCGGGGGATCGCTTCAGCAGCTCGCGCATGGTGGCCTTATCCATCACCTTGACCTTCCCGTTTTTGACCTCGTAAGTTGGCGTCTGCAGCTCTTCGACCAAAAGCTCATCCGGCGGCAGCATCGCCCCAGGGTCAACCCGCAGCCACTCCCGGCAGGCCCACCAGAGCTGATCCCGCAAGGTGCCGAACTCCCCAAGCTCCGTCTTTTCAGTAGGTGAGGATGCCACCTTGACCGGTACCGCTGAACAGCCCGACCGCCGCATGAGAGGGGCAACGCCTGAGCCTACCCCTGTTGCGTCCACATTGGCCCTGAGAGCCTTTCTATTGCGATATTCCGCGGTGGCCCTATCCCCGGTAACAACCGTGTCGACCCCGCCCCAAACGACGAACCGCTCGACGAACCCGCCCCACCTGAAGCAGGCCGCGTTGGCATCGGTTCCAAACTCGCCGACATCAAGCCCCAGGATAGCCGATGCCCTCAGCGAGGGTCGCTCCCCTTGCTCCGATACGTAGGCATCCCATCTTGCCCGGGCAGCCGATACCCACTCCCTCCCGATCAACTGATCCGCCCCCTGCGCGGGATAGGCCCCAAGGACCATGTAATAGAACGCGGGTTGTGTCACCCGATACCAGCCGACCCTCAACGGGGGATATTCCGCCCCGCTCTGGCTTTTGGCCACAGTGCCGGCAAGAAACGGTGGAAGCTCGAAGCACTCACTGTCCGGAACCTCACCGGGCGCCAGCGGCCGGCACCATTCGTTTATGCGCCGCACCGTCGTCTCACGGGTCACGGCCCCGGGGATCCGGTCCTCGCCTGAGACCACGTTCGGGTGATTGAGTGCGGAAAGGCTGACCACAGAGGCTCTCCCGTCCCGCTCCATCCGGTAGGCCTCGCCGATCTCGGCCCGGGGGTTAAACATGACAAGAAGCCGGGCATGACCCCCGCTCATGCAGGACTCAATACCGCGGTAGACCTCATCCGGGATCGCATCCCCCTCGTCCAGGATGAAGAGCAGGTGCGGGGCGTGTTTGCCGGAGAACTTGGCCTCCCGTTGCGTCGCGGTCCCCGAGCTTGGGATGGTGACGCCGGTCAGAAAGCTCTGGGCGGAACGCTGAACGTGCAGAGTGGTGATGATGTCGGACTCAAACAGCTTCGGGTGTTTCTCGCAGATTGCGCCGATCTCCCCCCACAGAAGCTTCTTCAGGTTGGACTCCGGGGGGGCTGCGGCCGTGTAAACCTGGGAAGAGGGGAAGCACCTGTAAAACCAGATCGCCACCCGGGCCGCACCGTGGGTCTTCCCAACCGCATTAGCCGACTTGGCGATGGTGATCGGGTGGTCCCGCACGGACTCCATCAACCGGCAGATCTCCTCGGTGTAGGTCTCGCCCAGGACCTTCTCGCCGAATCCCACCGGGTCCTGCTGATAGGCTTCCAGGTCGTTCCCGGCCGAAAGATTCAGGCGTCGTTCAATTCGGGATAGCAGGGAATCGAACAGCCCGGCGCCGCTCAATGCGGTCCCGTATGCGCTTCTGGCACTCCTCGCTCTCAATGCCTATTTCCTCATCAATTATTTTGAGAATCTCTGAAACTTCTTCAACCTGGAACAACTTATAGCCAATCTCGCTGATAGCAGAGATTAGCTTCCTCATCTCGGCGGCGAACTTCAACTTTTGATCTTGCCACGCACGGTAGTCCCCTGTGTTAGCCGGGCGAACCTCGGCGTCAATCCATTCAAGCTCCCTCTTTGCCCTGTCACAAAGGAAGAGGAGGTGTTCAACCGCTGCGGTTTTCTTTTTATGGTGGGCGGCGGCCTCAGCTACGGCGCATTTGGTGACTTCGCGACCGAGCTTTTTTAACGCCTTGGACACAGCCCCCTTGGTAGCGCCTATTTGCCGGGCTATTTCGGCCCCCTTCACCCCCCTGTCGTGGAGTTCAACTATTATGTCATAGTCAAGAGGCTTTGCTTTCATGCGCGGACACCCCTGGAAACTTTATGGAAACTTTTATGGAAACCGTTTCCGTCCGCCAGGAAAACGGACCACCGGCCTTGTTTGATGATGCCCAGTCGGAACCAGTCGGTTGACCACGCGTTGACTTTTAGAATATAATCAATTGATTTCATATCGGTTAATCTATTAACCATGTATGCTTTATACATCGTAAGGAAGCCCCTCGGCGTACCGCTCCAGGTCCTTGATGTCGAAGAGCACCCGCTTCCCGAACCGTTTGGCCTTGACCGGGAACGGCTGTGGTGCCCGCGGCCCGAGTCCGTTTCGGATGGTCTTCGGGCTGATGCTGAGATACTCGGCCGCCTGCTCGATGCTCAGCAGCTTCGGCCACCGGGCCACCACTTTTAAGAACTGCCTGTTTTCCATTTCCTCTCCCATTTCCCACCTTCGGTCAGAACTGAATATCATCAGCCACCTGCGCCGCCCGTCGGCTCTCTTGGTATGCCCGTTCGCCGTTCTCCTCGGATCTGCTATGCTCACCAGACGGCTTCCGCGGCTGGTTGCCGCCAGCGTTGCCGAGAATGAGGGCCCGAAGCTGAGGCCGAACGAGCCCCTGCAGGTGCCGGATGACCGGTTCTGAGGCTGTAACGATCTCCCGCCAGTGGTCGTTCCCTTCCTTGTCATGGGTCTTCTCCGCCGGCCAGGCGAACCACACCTTGTCTTCCTTCTTGAAGGCCTTGCAGCCGGTGACCGTGATTCCGCTCACCACCAGGTCAAAGAACCCGGCCATGGCTCCCGACGAGTACGCTTTGAAGTTGATAACCTGTGCATCCATTCATGCCTCTCTGAGCTCATTTCGAGGGTGCGGCGGTTTCGAGTTTCCACCCCCTAAAGGGGGGGGTGGAAGGAAACTCTCAAGACACCGCCGGTATTTCCAGAAAGTTTCCATTTTATTTTCCACGTGCTCATAATATTTTCAGCGTGTTACGGTTCGCGGCTGGCATGCTGTTTCCTGTTCCCTGTCCAATTTCCTGGCATTCGCGAAAAACCTAAAAGTTTCCTAAAAAGTTTCCTGTTTTTCACCCCTGCTCAGCCACTCGAACCCCGTTTGGGTCAACTTGCCGCCAGCGGTAAGGATGTCCTTTCGCACTGCCCATGCCTTGATCTTGGATACCTGGCCGGCCGAATAGCCGACAGCGCAAGCGATGTCCTTATTTTTCAACCCCTGGTCGAACAGCTTCACAACTTCCAGCTTCCTGGCGGCCCTCACGTTTTTAAATGTCCATACGTATCGACCGTTCTCATCCTGAGCCAAGTGAAATTCGGTGTCTCCGATGAGATGCAAGCTGCTGTTTTCAACTCTTTGCTTGGTGAAGTGGGCAATAAAGCGAGCGCCGTCTTCGGGGGTGTAATCGTTTGGCCGGATCAGCTGGATGCTGTAGTCAAGGTTATCCTCGCGTGCCGACGTCCCCCGCTGCCCTCCCATTTTGTTGTCGTGGTGCAGGAGGATCGTGGAGATGCCGGCGAACCGGAGGTCAATCAGCCACTGGTTGATGGGGTCCCAATCCTTTTTCGCGTTCTCATCGAGCCCCGGGGAAAGAGAAGCGATGTTATCAACCGCCCATAGTTTGACCTGGAGGTCTTCGAGTATTTCCTTCATGGCCTCCCTCCAGGCCTCATCGGTAAGCCGAGCCCTCGGGATCCCCAATAGGTAGGCGTAGGCGTCGCAGTAAATGTAAAAAGGGGCCTCCCGTTCGCAGTCTAACCCGAGCTGCACGATTCTTTCCCGGTTATCGTGGATGCTCATTTCGCCATCCATAAGCATTACCGGGACCTGGACCCCGCATTCCCATGGGCCGAAATTCTCATGTCTTGAAACGGCGTTCAGGATCCCGCTCACAAAACCGGTCTTGCCGACTCCCCTCGGAGCTGTGAGCATCCCGATTGTTCCTTCTTTGATGAATGGCTTCAAATAAGCGTTACGATCTGGGACTTTGATTTGTGTGAACTGGTCGGTTGTCAGGACTGCGCGT